TGACGAATTTCCTCGTGCCTATCGTCCATTGAAAAACTCCTTTAGCTGCGCTCGAATCTCGTCAGGATCTTTGCGGTGGTAACGCTCTGGCTCAATGGACTTCTCTACGCACATCTCAAAGTGACGCTGAGTAATCGTATATGACCTGCACTTTGTGCAGATCGGCAGACCTTGAGGCGGCTTCTCAGCAGACGCCTGTCCTCTGCACAATTTCTTAAACTCACCGATCGTCGGAGCAAACTTCGGAAACTCATCAGGCATAATCTTCAGAGCCGCGTCAATCTTGTCCTCGCTGAAGCTTTCAAGGTGACTAAACCAGAGGCGCTTGGTTTCAGTCTCGTTTTCGTTCTTGAGAAAGGTCGGGTAGGTAATCCGTAACATTGCGAATATTTTGTTCACCCGGTTGAGCGATGAGTCCATCTGCCCACGAGTAGTCATCGAGTAGTTGCCTTGCTGTTGGTTGTACATGCTTTTCTTCCTTTTCTTCGTACACGGTTTTCCAGCCCTGAGCATTAGCCTCTTCAATCATAGCGGTTGCTGACTGGCCTTTTGATACAAACTTTTCAATCCGGTTCAACAAAGTGTTAACACCTCGGGTTGAATTGTTTGCCTTTAACTTTTTTCTAATCCCTAAAAATTCATTCCAAAGATCCATTTCAACGCCGAGCGCATTTATGCGCGCAGTAATTTCTTTTTGGTTTACTTTTTCTTTATCTGTTTCTGTATCTGTATCTGTATCTGTATCTGTATGGCATTCCGACCGTAATGCGACCGCATTAGTCGTTTCGTTGATTTTATTAGGTTTTTTAGTTCCAGAATGATCCGGTAAGTTCCACCGTTTGTTCGCGTTCTCAACATTTTTTTGAGATTTTTGTCGAAAAAGTTTCAATTCTTCGCTCAAGCGCGGGTTAAACCACTGTTCATTCTCAAGGTAAAAGGCACCATCTTCAGCAAATAAAACTGCTTTTATCCGCTTCCATTGAGATGGCTTGCAACGCAAAACATTACAAATCCAGCGATCATTGTTTGGCAATCCGCCGCCCATCTTCCACGCTGCTGACAGCAATCGGATGTAAGCACCTTCCTGCTCAAGTGTGTAATTGAAGATCTGATGACTGTCCAACCAGTCGGTCGGATAAAACGGAAAATACGGACTACTTTTCGACATTACGACCTCACTCTAGGTATGTCTGCGTATGCAGGAGTAACTGTACGTTGCTCTACGTCCGCAGATGAACTAGAATAGGCATCGTTAACCTTGCTGGATAACGCTCCGCCCATCCCTTTGTGGGCATAAGAAGGCCCCCTTGTCGGGGCTTTTTTATGCACGTTCGAAAACTTCTCGATGAATAACCTCAAGCTTCAACAGCTTAAAATCCTCGTCGATTGAAACCAAAAGTTCAGACCCATCTTTTCTTGACCGATTCCGAATCTTCTGCTCCGCAACACCTAACTCTAGGCTGATTCGCCGAATGTTGCTGTTAAACCGTTCCATGTAAACTTCGATTGGTAATTGCATATTTGTCACCTCCTGAGCGGATCCTAGCACCGAATTAATTTTAAAAAAAGCTTTTCTTCGGTTAAATTTTCATTTAAAGTTAGATTTCCAGCAATTTAAGAGGTTAACAACATGCAAAATTTCGACGAAACCAAAGAGCCGTGGTACTCGCTTTGGTGCCATTACGAGCATCTTTGTAGAGTTAAATCAGTTATTCCTAACGACGATCAAAATGTTTGGTTCGAAGCAATAAAGGCTCGGTCAAGAGCAATTAAAGTTGCTTCAAGCGTATTGATCAAGCAGTTCCCCGAGTTCTTTCAGTGGATTGAATGGTCGCTAGACGATCTAACTGGCAACGGATTCCCAATCTGTGACGATTACATCGACTATCACTGGGGCTACTCTGGTATACCAGCAGATTTCAAATTTAAATTTGATAGCACCCAGCAGGATTTTGAAGATTTCTATGAAATTGAAGGAGCATACGCATGAAGATGAGCGAGCAAATCAACGAACTGGCAACTGCACTCGTAGTTGCCCAAGGTCTGATTCAAAACCCAACCAAGTCTGTGAAAAACGATTTTTTCAAGTCGAAGTACGCGGACCTAGCCGGTGTGATCGATGTGGTCCGTCCAGCATTTACTGAAGCAGGCATAGCCGTCATACAAGCGCCGTCAACAGACGCAGACGGCGAGATAAGCGTTACCACTACCTTAGTGCATACATCCGGTCAGTGGATGTCTGAGCACATATCTATGGCGATTGATCCCAACTCCAAGAATCCCGCACAAGCTGCCGGATCTTTGATCACCTACCTTCGCCGGTATTCTCTAAGCGCATTCGCCAACGTCGCTCAGGAAGATGATGACGGCAACAGCCTAAATGTTTCTGAGAAATCAAAAGAGCCTGATGCCCCAAAGGTCATAAATCACAAGCAGATTGTTACTTTAAGAAAAATGTTAGAAGAAGGTGGTTCTGACAGTGAGGAAAAATTTTTAAAAGCATACAAAATAAATTCACTTATGGAAGTTTCTAAAAGCAGCTTTGACAATATGTGCGAAAAAATAAAAATAAGAAACGCATCTTTGTTAAGTAATCAAAACACATGATTGTTCATACGGTCGAACAAGGCACAGACGAGTGGCTATCGTTAAGGCTTGGAATGCCAACGGCATCTAACTTTAAAAAAATATTCACAGCGTCTGGAAAACCTTCAACATCTGCTGACGATTACATGTACGAGCTCATTGCTGAGCAGCTTTCAGGGCAATCTACGTTTGTAAAAGTCACGGACGATATGCAACGCGGACTTGATCTCGAAGACGAAGCAATTGGCATCTATGAATGGGAATTTAACGTCGAGACTACAATTGTTGGGTTTGTTACGAACAATGACAAAACTTATGGCTGTAGTCCTGACCGAATGAACCTAGAAGTCAAATGCCCTCGTGACAAAAACCATGTCAAATGGGCGTTAACGGGAAAAGTCCCGGCAGATCATTTCTGCCAAGTGCAGGGGTGCATGTGGGTTTGCGAACAAGACTATTGGGATTTCTTGAGCTATACCCAATCGATTGGCACCTTCTGCACTCGCGTCTATCGTGATGATGAATGGATTTCTGGCATGGAAAAAGAGATGGAAAAGTTTCTAAGCAAGAAAAATAAAGCGTTAGAAAAATTAACTAAAAGGGAAATATAAAATGGAAGATAAAATTTGGGTAGATGGTCTGCGTGTGTACAAGCCCGACGAGCGAGCGCCTGACTTCGTCAAGGCCAACATTGTGATCAACAAGGCAGAGATGCTTGCATGGCTTGCAACTCAGTCTGGTGACAAGATAAAGGTGCAGATGAAGGAGGCCCGGTCTGGCAACTATTATGCTGAAGTTGACACCTACCAGCGTCAAGAAAATCCAGCAGAGCAGTTACCAGAACAGTTGCCCGTTGATGACAACTTCGACGATGATATTCCGTTTTGATAAGGCCAAGATATGAGCAGGAAGATGACCGTCAGGCAGAGGTCAAGATCATGGAGAGGGTCGCCACGGCCCTCGAGTTTTCAGATTTCAGGAAGCTGCCTGCAAGCTACGTTTTAGATTTTGCTGCGATCAGGGGTAAGGAGATTGCTGGATTTGTTGAGGTCAAACGTCGCCGCAACAAAATGAGCCAGTACCCAGACATCTTTGTTGCGCTTCACAAGCTAAACGCGGCAAGACAGTTAAACATGATCGGAAAAAAAACAATCTTCGCTGTTGAATGGGATGACTGTACCGGGTGGCTGTTGTTAGAAAACCCATCGCACATAAGCTTTACCGGCAGGGTGGATCGTAACGATCCGGCTGACCTAGAGCCAATGGCACACTTTCCAATTGACAGAGTTAAAATTATTTAAAGTTCCACATGAAACAGCAAGGAGCAGTTATGAAAAAAGAATCTAAACACTGGACTATCAAAGAAATTAATCGCCTGCTAACTATGTGTGAGCGTGGCGCATCAACCTCTGAGATCGCTGAGAAATTGGACCGCAACGAAAAGGCAATTTCTAACAAGATATATCGAATGCGCCAGCAGTTGAGTTATCGATCGTACCGACCTCGGAAGAATGGAGATCCAGAGCCAAGTTTCGAAAATGTCATGAACGAAAAGGAATGGATGCCTTGGTTCAAACGCCTGTTTAAGTGACAGGCTTGTGCTAAGCAGGCGCCTTTTTTGGCGCCTTTTTTTTGCAATTAATTTCGTTTAACCCCTTCCATTGTTACCAGTAACATGCAATACTTCTTTTGTGGTTGAGGTTAATGTAATTTTAAACAGCAAGGAAATACAAATGGAACTCAAGCAAGAGATTTTTTGGCAAACACAAGCTCGGGGCAGTAATGACTCCGAGTATCAGATCTACCTTGGCTGCGCCGACGATGGTAACGGTATCGACATCACCACTGGTGCACCACTCAAAACATATGACGAGTGGATCAACTCTTAATCAAACAGCAAGGAGAGAGCAATGACAGTAAGAGCGAACATTGATTACAGAAACGGGTACATGTCTTCGGAGTTTATTGAAGGCATGGCTCGCCGTTATTTTGGGGACGATGTTGTTGACGCTTTACCGCGTTACGTTAGAGGTAAGCGCAAGGGCCAGCTAAAAGGTTTTCTCCGGTGGCAAAAGGTCTCCAAAGGGGGTTGGGTAAAAACCGGCGCTTATGATCACGACGGAATGCGAGCATCTGGTTATGTTGAACGAAGAGTTGGCAAGGTTATTAATGTTGATCTTAGCATTCCAGTATGGGGTTCAGAGGAGACTTTGATCGCAACATGGGACTGGGAGAACGGTGTGGAGCGTGATTCTGTAAAAGTTAAAGTGCACGAGACAAAAGCGGCTTAGGCCGCTAGGAGGAATAATGGAACCAACTAGAATTGAGTTATTGGAGGCTTGGATCACAATCCAAAAGCTTCTGCAAACGGATCCGAAACTTGACGAATATCACAAGCAGATTCTGCCTGATGTTCTGAGCCTTCTGAACCACCGTCAAGACAAGTTAAAGGGGCGCGAGTGATGGTCAAGGTCAAACGGTTTGCGGGGCTTGTAGTGGCCCTGCTGTTCATCTGGCTGCTGAGCTGGGCGGGTAACGCAGACTACGAAGAGCAGCTGCGTCAGGAGCGTGAGTACAAATACAACGTCTGTGTTGCCAAAGCTTGGCCGGACTTCAAAGAAACAAAACCATGCGAGAATAAGTCATGACAACAACAAACGCCGAACGTCAGGCTGCGTTTAAAGAAAAAATGCGAGCCGCTGGGTTGAAACAAATAACCCTGTGGATTCACCCAGAAGACGAAAGCCGGGTCCGAGAGTTTAATAAAAAAGGAAAAAGCGATGACGTTAAATCAAATAAAATCTAGGCTGCGTGATCTTGATAAGGGTATTTTTACCGGCTGGGCTATAATCACATCATTCTCTTTAGGATTCATCATCGGAGCGATGCTGCTATGAGTAAAATTACCATTGAGATCGATGAACACGATTTCGAGCGTTTAGTCGAGTTGGCAGAAACTCAGCACGACATACTGCACACGCTCGAAAAAATTCTAGAAGAGGTCAAGAATAACGCCAGTGCATCGGGGTAGTCTCACGCATGTCAACGTGAATAAAAGTCTTGGCAGTGCCCACCCCTGAAAATCCCATTGCGAGCGCATGCTTAACAATGATAAACCTCTGCGCTCCACCGCTAACCGCAATATCCGCTGCAATCCCGAGGCAGTGCTGACCGGGCTGAGACTTGTTTATTTCGGCGCTGTGGCTAGGATCTCGATACCCTGACGTTATCAAAAACGGAAAGCCGCAAGCGTCCCTGAGGTCATCTAGGGCGTGTACAAACGATTCTTGGATCAGGTTGTTGCCGGTTTCTTTGCAGGCAAACTCTGACAGGTCATTTTTAAAATATCGAAGCTTCATTTGTTCCGATTAACCCCTGAATGCTTTTCAAAGGTCCGCATCCCTCCAAGGCCCAACATGCCCAACAAAACCGGCATCATGGTCTCCAGAGGTATCAGGGGCACTTCAATCTCGGACCCGGCAAGTGCAAGTACAAAGTTTGTAAAGGGGATGGTAATGAAGTTTCCAAACATACTAAGTACACAAACCCAGCCAACAGCAGGACGCCAACCAGATACAAACAAAGATTTATGAGCCGCCTCAACCTTGTTCACCTCCAACTGTTCGCGTGACAGTTCTCTAGCGTGGTTTTTAGCCATTGTAGCGACTTCGTGCGCTAGGAGTGCCTTCTGGTCCTTGTCCTCAATAAACTTGTCTAGAAGGTTCGTAACAGGCCCTATAAGCTTGTCAATCATTTAACTTGCACCAGCTTGTTGTTGTAAATTTCAAATATCGTCTCAATCTTTTGTTCTTGCGTTTCAGTTTGGCTTCTAATCCGACCCAAATCAATTTCAATTACTCGGACCTGTTTTTCAATGTCGTTTATCTCAAGGATTTTTTCTTTGAGCATTATAATGTTTGAATCTTGTCGAAGGTCAGCGGGTAAGCTGCCACGCAAGCCCAGCGGCCACTCCCTAACAAAATTTGCGTTTTCACCAACCTTGATGTCTTGAATCTCAAGCCTCTGCTCAACCTGAGTTATCCGGGTGTTCAAGGTGACGTATGCAGTGGTCGCCATCACCAACCCTGCGCCTAGCGCAACTAAATTTCGGAGCGGAATCTCAACGGTCGTATTGTCATTAATCTCAGCCATTACTTGCCTCGATTATTCCAAAGCTCAAACAGTGTGCGGACCTTTTCCTTGATCTGCTCAATGTCAGCATGCATTTTTGCAAGCACAATCACGAGGGTCACGAACGCAATTGCTATCGGCCAGATCGTACCAATTGCCTCAAGTGCATCCATTTCATTCTGCTAGTTTAGCAGCGAACCCCGTCCAGACCGCGATGCACAGCCCAACCGCGACCGTACCGACGATGGCCATCATTGAGTGATCAGCAGCCCGGCGCATCTTCCGACCAAACCGCAGATCCTCTCGAAACTCCTCGATGGACTCGGGCTTGTCAATGTCCACACCTAGAATAGCGAAAACCTTCTTGACAGCCCGATCGGCAGCGTCCTGCTCGCTCACTACAACCCTTGACCGGGCGTGATGTAAATCGTAGCCGTACCGCTCGATGACTTGCCAGTGAAGAATGCACTAGCGCCAAACCTCAGAACCTCGTCGGTCCCGGGAAGCAAAGGCACAGAGGTCGCAACAGCGCCTGCATTAGCAATCGCTTCAGCAGAAGTCGCGCCAACGCCTAAAAAAACCGTGACAGTGCTGTCGTTAATGATCCTGTACTGCCCAGCATCCGAATTAATCGTTGCTCGGACAGGAGCCTGCTGACCAGCTGGAGGAGTAGGCGTAGCCGCCGCAAAGGTGATTGTGTCACCTAGCGGAGCGAATGGGATTTGTGAACTACTAGCCATTATTCTTCTCCTTCAGCAGCCTGAGCCGCCGCGTATGCAGCCTGTGACTCAGCCGTAAATACAGCTTGTACGATTGCCAACACATCTGGCTCTTCGTTCAAAAAATCATCGCCCGGTGTTACCACTCGACGGTGAAATGATCGTGAGATCTCTACGTCATCACGCTTGATGATCGTTGCAGTGCGAACTTGGATTACTGGATAGCCAGCAGCCAATTGTACTACTTCGATCTTGTCGTTTTTT